GAATCTTCAATGTGAAGACCAATCTCACTAACAAGACCAGGCTCCTCTGGAACTTTTCTGGTTTGAAACCTCTTCATGGCGTGCCATTCTTCTTTTGGCAAAACCTTATCTGGAATACTATCTAGGGCTTCTCTAACCCTTTTGACCGCCTCACTTGACTTGTAACCTTTTAGAAAGGTTTGGGTGCTTTCATTGTAGTATACATCCCAATTTTTCTTTTTAACTATTTCTAACAAATTGCCCTCCTTAGTTCGCATTTGTCTCTCTGTGCCAATGTCCAAACAAATAATTCTATAGTCATACTCTGATAAATCATTTGAATACTCTTCAACGTGTGTTACTGGTGTTCCAGTGTAAGATACAATAAAATGTGGAGATTTATCATATCCCAAATATTTGCATCTTGGTTTGTTTGAGTTTATAATAACAAAATATAAATACGCATCATATTCTTTATTAGAAATATTAATTAATGAAATACGTTTAAATTCATGGGACAAATCTTTCACATCATCCCATGTTACATTTTCAACGTATTCAATTATTTCATCTGTGGACATACTCATCCAAAAAATTCCTCTAGTGTTCCAACTTCATCGTTTTTCAATATCCAGTTCATCTTATCCGTTATCACACGAAGTGGAGCTAGAAATGAATCTTCGTATTGCGAGGTGTAATCAACCATAGGCAGTATTTCCAGCTCCGGTGGTATCTTTGTCATAAAAGAAAACGCAGAGGCTTGATAGATATTGTCTTTGAGATTTACAAATTTCACCTTGTCTCCTTCTTGAATAGAAACGTACTTATTGCCAAGTTTGTTCTCATCTACGAGATGGTTGTAAAGTATCGCACCCTTAACATGTTTGGGTGCGCCGAGTGCAAATAAACGATCTGTTCCACGAAACTTCTTCAGTCCATTACAGGAGCGGGGATAGGCAATATCTTCTGGTGGCAATGTCATAAACTCATCACGGAAATCTTGTATAAAGGTATTTAGCATCTCCTCATCACCACCCATGATGATCCTGATTGCTTCCTTCAACTTCTCTCGACATGGTGCAGGGGTTGAACTCTTTACGCTCTCAAGTCCCATGATTTTGAGTTTGGGTTCCTTGAACCGCACACCTTCCATATCATACAGGTTTAGAATGTAACGCTTCTTGGCAGTCCAGATTCCCTTGTCAGCGATGGCCTCACGTCCCATCTCCATCTTCTGTTCATATGCGTTAGTTACTTTGGCAAGCGCTTGATAACTTTTATCAATAAAAGGTTCCAACTTCTCTTTTGCAACCTTGTCCAAGAAGTTGACAATAGTATTAGTCTCTGTTCCCTCTGGATACACCTTACTAACCAACCCGTCAAAAGTGATATATACCGAATCTGTATCGCTTGCAATAACGTAGTCCATGTCTTTCGTTTCCAAGATTTTGTTAAGATAAATGTTGAGACTTTTCTCAATCCAACGAATAGACAACTGGCCAGATGTAGTAATTGCAGTGGCAACCAACAGATCAAAATAACGAAACCAATTGTTCCCAATAGCACCATATGCACTATTGAGAGAAATCTTCTTTGCCATTTGGATGTTGTTGTACCGGGCAATGTCATTAAGTAGAAATTTCTCCCCAGTGTTTTCATATTCCTGTTGAGCTTCGAGCATAAGTCTTTTATATTTGACACGATCATTATACATACCTTCCATTAATTGTGGTAGAAATCCACGAACATCCTTGCGAAAGAATGCACCATTTGGTGTCATGCAATATTCGGTGTCATTCTTTACCTTGCCATCCAGTATCTTATCCACCATACCCTCAACAAGTTCAGCGTCCTTGTTTACCAGTGTCTCAGGTGAAATGTTATATTGCATGATAAGATGAGGATACAGAGAGTTCAAGTCAAATGACATAACCCACTTGTGCATACCCACCTGTGGGTCTTTCACATAAGCACCTTCAAACTTTTCTACCTTCTCATGATCTTTTTTCTGAGGAATCACGATGTTCCTCTCACGCAGATAGTTGTAGATAAGAATATCCCAATACCGTACAGTACCAAGAACATCAGTGAAGTTGACCTTTGCGTCATACGCCATCGTCAGCGTAAGCTCCATCAATTTCAACTTGTCTTCTAGATTGTCAACAATCTCCACGTCTTGAATATTGTATTCGATAAACGACTGATAATCTTTGGTATACCACTCACGGAATGTTTCATATGGATTACCATCCTTACGCTCACCCAGTTCCACAAACGCAATGTGGTCAAGGGTGTATCGTTCCTGATTAGTGTATGTGAACTTTTTATAGAGATCAAGGTAATCTAGTGCAGAAATACCATCCAGAGTATAGGATTGATGCGTTCGACCCATCTTGTATATCTCACGGGCAAACACATTCTTCCACGGAGATAGACGTTTTGTCTCATCATCATCAAAGACGTTACGAATACGATTTACAAGATAGGGAATATCAAAGAACTCAGTGTTCCAACCTGTAACAATGTCGGGTGTATTGTTCTCCCAGAATGATAGGAACTCCTTAAACAGATGCACCTCACTCTCGCACTGAATATATTTTACATCATTACGGTTAGTTGTGAACTCTCCGATTCCCCAAACATTAATGAAACCCGTTTGAAAGTTCTTGATAGTGATAGACAGCATAGGTTCTGCTGCATCTTCTGGTTTTGGAAATCCGTTCTCACACTCCACCTCAATATCGATGGTGTACATGAGCATCTGGTCCAAGTCCCAATCAACTTGTTTAGGATACTCATCAGCAATCCAGCAATAGGGATACTGTGTGTTACCATAGATTATGTCTTTTTGATTCTCACGATCAGAAACCCACTGTTTAGCTTCCTTAATCGAATGAAAGTGATGTGGGAGAACACTCTGACCATCCAGAGTTTTGTAGCCAGTCTCCTCACGGGTCTTGACTAGATCAAAAAGTGTGGGTTCATATTTGACTCTACGAGTCGTGCGTTCTCCATTCCTGACCTCACGGACAAGAATAGAGTTACCGTATTGTAATACGTTAGTGTAGAAGTTCATTATAAGAGTATATCAGGTTTCCGTAGATTTGTCAAGGGTCCAATTGTCACGATTCATATAAATCTTCAAAATTTCTTTAGTGATGCTACGATCCTTACCTACCCCCAACGCCTTTACTGTTGAAGCATGATATTTTCCAATAACTGCTTCAATACCCATCAAGCCGGGAGTAGAGTTAACTTCGATAAAGTAAGGACTTTCTTTGTCTCTATTTTTTGCTGGTATAAAATCAACACCAACAACTTGACCTTCAACTGATTCTGCTGCTCGTAAAGATTCTTGTGCTTCACGTTCTGTCAACTCATGTGATACTGGTTCCGATCCTTGTGAAACATTTGACCTAAAGTCATCACCAACAACAGGTCTTTTAATCGCACCTAAAATTTGACCTCCAGCAATAATAACACGCACATCATAGTCTGTCTTTATATATTCTTGAAGAAGAACATCGACAAACTCATCTTCCCTATGAAGTAATTGAATAACACTATGAAGTGCTTTTAAACTTTCAATCCAGATAACACCAACACCCCTAGACCCAACAGAAGTTTTGAGAATCATTGGAAACTTATTACCAAGTCTTTCTGCAGCTTCTTCAGCACCTTCTGCGTGACGTACTAGAACTGTGTTTGGTGTAAGAATATCATTTTGCTGAAACACAATCTGGTTGTACCATTTATCATTACAAATATCACTACATTTAACAGGATTGATAAGAGTATAACCTTGTTTTTCTAGATTGATACAAGCAACTCGCCAAGACAGATTACCTGTTTTAACTGTAGAACCAAGGCCTCTTGCCATAACTAATGTATCCTTTGGATTTATAAGAAAAGGTTTATCATACTCAACATCATCTTTCATGCCGGGTAGTTCTACCTTACCTTTTTCATCTACAGGAAAAGAATATACTAGTTGATCCTTATCTTTATCTTCCATATACATACCAGAAAACTCAGCAAGATATACTTCAATACCTAACTCTGATGCTTTCTTGCGAACCATTGGCCCAGTTTCATTAGGGTCTAAAGGATCATCATGAGAAAGAATCAATAACTTATAAGGTTCTTCTTTTGCCTCTGTAATGTAAGACTTGAATTGCTCCATTAAACTTCTTTCTTCTTACCGATATTATACTTTGTTTCTAGTTGCCATTCATTTTTTTCTTTAAAAGATAAAACTTTAATTTGACTTAATGGAGCTAATGATTCCATAGTTCCTATAACATCTACCAAACCCCATTCTTTCAAAAGATTTGCAATTGTATTTCTACGAGCAATATCATTTTCAGATAAATTTACAACCTTACCATCAAGAGCAAACAACTCTTTAAAATGTGTAATATAATATCTACCTTGCTTATGTAGTATATGGCAAGACTGATACAGTTTTCTATCTTTTCTTGAAGCAACCCCAATTCGTGATAGTGTTTCACGAACCTTTAAAAAATCATCTGGTTCTTTTAAGCTGACTTCTAACATCTTCTCCTGTGTCCAATTAACATCTTCCATTATTTCTTCCACCTTTATTTAATTTTTGTTTTATGGCAGAAATTTGTTCATCAGATAATATTTCAAGAGCGGACTTTGCTTTTTCATTACTATATCCATAATACTCTTTAACATACTCTAAATTATCAACTTTCATCGCCTTCACCCAAGGAGTAAATCTTTTCCTTGGTCTAAGACTATTTATCAAAAAATCAAACTGAAGTTTCTTGTCTAGATGGGGTAATTGGTTAATTTCGTTAACTAATTGAATAGTATCAGGAAAGGGAGCAACACACTTATTAACGATATATGGAGGATATTTCTTCTCCCATTCTTCATCTTCACCATCCATAAGATGTTCTTTAGTTTCATTAATGGCTTTGAGGTAGTTTTTTAGTTCATACACTAGTCAGCAAACCCTTCGCCCTTACAGAAATGGTTCAAACGATGGCGAAATACTGCCCACCACAATGCAGACCAACTATCTGCTTTATATGTTCCATTCTTTACTTTCAATACATACATTATATATTTCTTCCTATTTTATCTAATAATTAATTTATAGAAGATGTTACCATCAATCAATAATTTTTACTTTAAAGTTTCCAGAAGATAAATTGTCTTTATAAAAATCTAACTTTTCATGATTTCCACCAACAATATTACATTTAAAAACAACACAACTTCTCAAATCATAACAATCTTTTGTAACTGGTTGAGCGCAATGTGGTAAATATGCATCAAAAACAATTAACCGATTACCTTTATAAGAAACAGCTTTATCAACCCTATAATTGCGCTGGGGGACATCCTCATGATATATTGTTGTTCCACCACCCCACTCTGTTTTCCAATCTAAACGAGGATAATAGATCATAGTAAAATCACCATCATCAGTATGAATCTGTGGTTCAATACCATAAGTGTGAGCGTTACAATATATTCTTTTAATTTCTTCTACATTATATTTTTCATCAAACTTATATTTATGTAATGCAGTATTAAATATTTGATGAGCCCATCCAAAATCAGCAACATCACATTCTTCTTTATTATGACCACAAAAAACGTGCCAGTGTTTATTAGGTTTATTTGCATCAGAATGATAATCATATTTCCATGATATTTGTCTGATTTCGTTATCAACCAAAATAGCATTATGTTCTTCTAGTACATTATCATATACATCAATCATTTAAACTTTACCCTACCCATTATCTCTGTCAAACAAGCCATAATATTTATTTCTTGGTCTGCAACAAAAGCTGATTTGTACTGGTACTCACCCAACACCACAACGCAATGGGGAATAGTAGAACCATCCACATACTCATAAAGATTATCGTAGATACTACGAAGAAGATGTACAGGATCGTTATCAAGATTATCGACAACCCATTTACGAACATTAGTGAACTCCTTATTTTTCATGTAATGCATAAGTTCTTTTATATTTACATCACTCAAATTTACTAGTATTCCAGCATCAATTTCACCTGATATTGAATACCTTTGTAATTCATTTAAAGTTCTGCGCCAATCTGGAAAGTATGTATTAATAACTTCTGCAATAACTCTATTTTCATACTTGACTTTTTCTGTATCAAGAATACTTATAACTCTTTTCATAAACTCAGAAGCAAGATTTTGTTTCTCAGATTTAGGAATAGTAAACTCAATTACACTACAACGAGAGTGTAATGGCTCAATCAAACGATTCTTATAATTACAAGTAAGAATAAATCCACAGTTATTATGAAACTCTTCCATGAAACCACGTAAGGCTGGTTGAGTAGATTGTGGATTTAGATAATCTGCTTCATCAAGTATTAGATACTTTCTACCACCTTCAAGTGATACAGTAGAAGCAAAGTTTCTGATCTTGGTTCTAAGAATATCAATACCTGACTCCTCAGAACCGTTGATCATCATGTAGGTAGCACCAATCTGCTCAATCATTGCTTTTGCAATAGTTGTTTTACCTACACCAGGCCTACCTGATAATATCAGGTTGGGTATATTATCACTTTCAACAAACTCTATGAAAGTGTCTTTTAGATTTTTAGGAAGTATGCACGAGCTTACATCCTTGGGACGATATTGTTCGACCCATAAATAACTTTCCATAATATAAGTTCCTAACTTTAAGCGGCATAAGAAGATTCAGGTTCAAGAGCAATAAAATACTCTATTTCAACATTAGAGTTAGTAAACTTACTAATATTTTTTGAGGAAACTTCGACACTATATGAGCCAGGAAGTAGTTTTAAGTTTTCAACTTTAAACCAGAATTTATAATCAATATCACTATCAGGAACATCCAGTTCAGTTGCATAATCATTTGCAGTTGTATTCTTTTTATCAGTAACCCTTAGTTTACCATTTTCTAGAACCATATCAGGAGCTCCAATGACGGATGCAGCTCTTGTAATTTCTGCAAGAGAATCACTAGAAAAATTAAACGTAATCTCAGTTGATGGCATAGTAATATCTTTAGTTGGGGAAGTGACCACAGATGGATCAGAATACCAATACTTTAAAGACTTAGGAGAACCTTCCTCTGTAATTACAACGTAGTCATCTTGAAAATCTAAATCTGGCGTTCCAAATAAAGACAGTGCAGATAGAAACTCATTGAGATCATAAATTGCAAATTCTTTTTCAAAAACTTCTTCTACCTTTGCTTTAGAAACAATGTTCTTCATTGCTGACATGGTAGCAATATCACTACCTTCCTTGATTACAAGGTTTTGGTTAATGGTTGAGAAATTCTTCAACACATTGATTGTTTGACTACTTAATTTCATTCACTTTTCTCCATGATTTTGTGATTGTATAAAGCTATAATACCATAGTGGATGACTTTTAGCAAGTCCCTTTTATTATAACCATCTTTTTTTCCATACCGTTGTGCATATTTCATGATGTTACCGATACAGAAACCTTCACCATGTCCACCGTCAATAATAAACTCTGTAGCTTGAAACTGGTTCGTACTATAGTGTTCATCATAAGTTGAGTCGATGTATTCTTTCAATTCAGACAAAGCTTTGTCTTCATTATATTTGTATTCTATTTTAGTTATTGTTTTTCTCCATTAAGATGATCTTCTAATTCTTTTTTAGTATCAAAAACATTCCAGTTTACTGCCAGAGAACGTCTTTCTCCTTCACCAAAAAAAGGAAATACTTGATGCTTTAACCAGTTTGGAAATATTATTAAACGACCAGCTATAGGTTGTTCATAAGATTCTGTTACTGGCCTTAATTGTAATACGTCTTTACGTGTAGTTGTACCCCAGATCAATTGTGTCCAACCATCACAAAGACCAGAAGCATTAGTTAAACCTTGTTTTGCGTCATCATCTTCAGTAACACTCTTAATACAACTTGGAACCTTTAACCATAATATACCACTAAGTCCAGCTTCTGTTTTTACACCATGATCGTGTATTGGATTATAATCTCCAGCATATGCATGATTAGTCCACAGATCAGAAACCATTGCTTTAGATATGCGACTATACGCTTTCTGTAAGTATGCAGTTGCCATCGTATCCAAAAGGTCTTTTAGTTGCAAACCAACTCCAGCACTACAGTCAAAATCTAACTGTGCAGATTTTTCATTTTCTTTTAATTGTCCTGCTAGATTTACGGCATAATTTATATTGTTTGGTATGGTGTTATTATCAATATATTCATTCACTTCATCAACAATAGATGGAGTAAGGTCTAAACTAAAAATCTTTACAGCAGGCTCTTCCCTTACGCTCCAATTTGCAGTTTCTATAAAATTTTCATATTTATCCATTTAATTTATCCTCTAGATTAAGACTCACTTTTGCATCTGGATTTTCTTTCATTTGAGTAATAACTTTTGCATACTCAGAAGTGTAATAATTATGTGCTCCAGCAACATCCACATAGTTGAACCAACCAGTAATAATAATTTTAGTTTCTGTTGGAGATATAATACCTCTATGTGTATGTGTGAAGTCAGTAGGCCAGATTGCAGTTAAACCTTTTTTTGGTGTTAACTTTTTGTCCTGATACAACCATTCAGTTTCACCACCGTCTGTTACATCGTTTAGGTATGTCATGAACGCTAATGCTCTTTGATTAGTTTGATACATACCTCGTTCACAGTGCCACTTGGGAAACCCTTCGCCTGGCTCATAGTATTGAATGTTCATTCCCTCTGCAAAACAAACTGGATACATGAACGCATCATACGTTTCTTTGTAACTACCAAGAACTTGATTTACAAACTTCAAATAGGTTACTACAGATTTATTTGATGAGTTGGGGTAAATTGTAACATCTGTAGATGTTTTAGATTCGGGTTTAAGCCCTCCACTAACAACACCTTTTTGTTTATATTCACTGCTGTTATGATAATAATCTATTAAATCATCGCAGAGTGATGTATCAAGCATTTCTACAGTATGAATAAAATTAGGCATCATCTAACTTCACATGAATTGTAATTCCACCCATATCTATAGGATAGACTTCATTTCTATCCCAATCATCAGGAATCCTTTCAACAAAACTAGAATACTCTGTTGGGGTCATCATTTTTTCCATTTCTCCTTGAGACTCAATGACATTCCAATTCATACCAAGAGAACGGCGTTCACCAGAACCATAGAATGGCATAACTTGATGATGTAACCATTTAGGAAAAATCCACATAGTACCAATTTCAGGCTGTACATATTCTTCAGCAGGCATTTTTAATCTATACAAATCTGATTTAGAGCCTAAACCCCAGATTATATGATTCCAACCATCATATTGACCTTCAGTTGTATTGAAATTTACTTTATGTTGTCCACGATTTAATTGACGTTCTAACATTTCGTCTGGTAATTTTAACCACATAAAACCAGACAAACCAGCATATGTTGGTGTACTATGTTCGTGTAGTGGATTATAATCACCACCATAACAATGATTACTCCAAACAGTGTAACAGTCTGCATAAGATTTCTTCTTATAACCATTATTCAAGTATGATGTTCCAGCAGAATTTAAAACTGTTTTGAATTGTTGGCCAACTGATGTAGTTAAATCCATTTGAAGTTGAGCTGATCTTTCGTCTTGTCTAAATTGACCGACAAGTTTACTCTGATGTTAATCAGATTTAAGAATTGATACTTCATCAATTTCTTTATTGAGTTGGTCTACAACAGACTTATCAAATTTAATTTTTGCTACCATATGATGAATTACTGGGTCAACAGTCATTTCCATTTTACCATCACTATCTATACCCAGCAAAGGTTGTGCTGCATTTTCTTCACTCATAATATCTCCTTCATTATATTATCATAATATAGGAAAAGGAACTAAATGTAAAGTCCCTTTTCCATTATATTACAAATTTATTTTATTGAAATTAATCGAGGCTTCTTTTCCTCTGGAACAATACGTTCAAGATTAATCCTGAGCATACCGTTTTCAAGAGAAGCATCATTCACAACTAGGTCTTCTGCTAGAGTAAATTTTCGATCAAACTTACGATAGGAAATACCACGATGAATCGTGTCTTCATTATCTTCTTCATTCTCTTTTATAGAACGAACAATAAGTGTGCCGTCTGTTAATTCAATTTCAATATCCTTTTTAGAGAATCCCGCCAAGGCCATTTCAATGACATAAGTATAGTCACCTCCTTTAGATATGTTATATGGTGGGAACCCTGTAGATGTTACGTTGTTTGAAACATACTTGTTTAGATGTTCAAACACTCTATCGTAACCTACAGCATAAGGTGTTAGTTGATTGAAATTTTCGAATAGACTTAGTGCTTTATTTGTAACCATTAGTTATCTCCTTTTAAGCAAGATTATGGTAGAACCCTTTAAGGCATTCTACAGTTAAATGTAAGTTTTTTTGGTCTGTCTCTAAGAGCCCTGACCGAACAGTAAAAACTTACTAAAACTCTGTATATTTAAGGACTTACGAATTG